TCGGGTAATTCATTATCAGAAAAGTCGGGTCCAATTAAATCTATTCCCTGCGATTCTAAAAATTCAATCAATTGTTTAGCGACATCCATTGGTAAATTTAAATTAAAATTTGCCATATTATTTGGGATGTTCTTTGGTGTTGGTGTGGGTAATCCAGGCATTCCAGGCAACATTGGCATTATGTTTGGATTTACTGGAGGCAAACTTTTATCCTTTGATTTTAAAAGTTTGTATATCTCCGGAGCGTCTTGTTTTATCTTTTCCATCTCATAACAATTCAATAATAGAACATCGGGTTTCCATGATGTCATAATAGAATTTAATGGTACTTCTATATCAGTATCGGCTGAATACTCCGCCCAATTTTTTAATAAAAGAACTTCGGTAGAATTCATATTCTCATCCATCATCATTACTGTCTTAAATGCCATAGGTCTATGGAGAAATATTGATTTTTCGGAAGTAGAACTTATTTCCGTAATAACGCTATCACCGTTTGTTAGTTTTAGCACTTTATATTCTGAATCCATATTTACTCCTCTATCGATATTACTATTTTACGAAAATCAAACTTTTCGTGTTCATATATTTTAAGTCTTTCACCAAAATGTCTAAGCGTGTGATTTTGATGAGACTTCCAAGACAAATCATCCGCTATATCATACAACTTTGCTTTTTCTTTAAATTCCGATTTTCTAAGTTGTCTTCCAATACTTTGTAACACCCGTATTCTACTCTTAGATGGAGATGAGAATACAATATTATGTAGTCGTTTAATGGATATACCTGTACTGAATGTACCGTATGATGCTACAATAATGGCGTTTTCTTCCTTCTCTACAATTTTTCTTATCATTTCTCTGTCATCTGCTTCAGTACCACCATGCACAAAGAATACTTTTTTATTGTTCATCTTTTGTAAAATGTCGTACAATACCTTTCCATGTTTTTCTACAAACTGAAATAGTATTAGAGTATTTCCCTTTAAACTTTCTGCCAGATTACAAATGAATTCGTTTCGTTTTTGATTTTGCACCAACCAGTCAATTTCTTCTGCGTATTTGAATTTCTTACAACTTTGTTTTACTTCTGGTGGATAATTTAAAACAATACAATCAATATTTAATTTGGATAATAATTCCTTATCCATCAACTCTTTTGTACTGGTGACTTTGTGGACTCTTCCAAACAGTCCTTCTATTACTAGTTTATGGGTGAATGTTCCATCCAAAGTACCAGTTGTACCGATGCGATAAGGACAACCTGTAAGTTTGGTCATTATCGCTGTTAGTGATTTTGATTTAAACAAATGGCATTCGTCACCTATTACTACTTCGAATTCGTCGAAGTAAGTTTTTGGCATCTTATAAATGCTTTGCCAAGTTGAGATTACTATTTGCTTGTCTGTTTCTTTTTCTTCTCCACCATGTATTTTGTGACAATACTTCCGCAGTTTCCATTCGGATGTTTTTGAATATTCAAAGAAATCCGAATACATTTGTGTAACTAATGAAATAGTTGGAACAATGATTAGTATTTTCTTTTTAGGGTTGATTCTATCAAGATAGTATCTTACCAAAGTATAAATGATAAGACTCTTTCCGGAACCAGTTGGAGAAAGCAAAAGACATCTATCATTATTAATTGCATGACAGATGCCTTCTACTTGGTGGTCGTGAAGATTAAATGGGATATTTAAAAGTTTTGCAAACTTTACGACTTCATCAGGAGTAATCGAATTTTTCTTTGGAGTTTCGCGTCTCTCAATGTTATACGATCTATCTTTTGCAAATTGGATGACATAATCTTCCAATCCGGCATAGATTTCTTGCTTATAGATGTTGTACAGTTTGATCTGCCCATCCCACATTTTATTCCTAAACGCAGGCATGAATTTATGACCAGGTACTTTGAACGTGAAAAAATCGGAAAGTTCTTTAGCATATCCTTTTTCACACTTTACCTTGATATAAACAGAATCAACTGGTTCAATTATTAAATCACTCATGTCCTATTATTTAGGACAATTATGATTCTCCATTTATGAACTTACGCCAAGTGATAGCATCTCTGATATGATATTGGCGATTAGAAATCATTTTAATAATTGATTCTAAGTAGTTTACTTTCTCTTCTTGTACAAATACTCTATCTCTTTTTTGATTCAGATCCACATCCGATTCCATATACAATTCAACATCTTGCTTTAGAATACGCAACTGAAATGGCTCCCAATTAAGTTCCTTTAGTTGTTCCTCTGACATTTTGCCAGTATAGTATTCCCACTTTAATTTTAAAAGTTGTCCCAGTTCATTTTTCCATTTACGTAGTACAAGTTTCTCATCGTACAGCATATTTAAATATTTACCATGTAACTGGGGAATGCGTAGAGACTCCGTATCCAGTTCGGATTCGTTAAACTTCAAATCAACTTCCGCCATCTTTTTAATATCATCAAATAGCATAAAATCTCCTATGGGGAGTATATCACACATCAAGTAAAAAGCAATTAAATGTTCTGTCTGAGGGTTTCTACTGTAAACCCGCTGTATGCAAATGTTACTCCAGCAATCGCAGGATTAATATCACTAACAGTACTGTCTAGATCTAATCCAGATATTGCCAAAGGAAAACAATCTCTATATGTGAAATGCAATAAACCTAAAGACTTACTGTTCATCACTATTATTGAAATATCAGAAAATCTTTGTGTTTCTTGAACTTGATTATTGAATGTATCAATTGGCGTAATTGTTCGTAACCAATTATACAATTCTAACCAATTAGACATATCCTCGTTTACAATGAATTTAACATTTAAATCATCATGCGTTACCTTGCCTGGAGTCCTCTTTATATCGGTGGCAAAGGGACTAGGCTGCGATATAGGACTAGATTGGATACCGGGTAGGTTGATTGACTGACAGAAATAAACTATATGAGGAGTTCTATGCAATACCATTTTATATTCGTTCAACTGCATTGGGTTGATCGACTTTGGCTGTCTTTGTATTGCGTTTGTTATTAGATTGCTCATAATAGTATCTATAAAAGAATAAAGGGTTCCTTTCGGAACCCTCTACTCGTTAGTTTACACACTAATTATTAGTTAGTGGTTGGGTGATATGTAGCGTCGTTACCGTGGAGGTTGTCAACTCGGAAGATGCGGTAGTATTGATTGCGTCTGCGGGTCAATACTTCTGCGTCTGGGAGGTTGCTTCCATTGAGAACATATGGGTTACTTACCATACCATAACGGGTCTTGAAACCAATCTTTGGTTGGAATGTACCTGTATCAACGGCTCTTACCATTTGCAATGGAACGTATGGGCAGTAGAAGAGACCAGCGTCGTATGGACTTGTTCCCTTATATCCTACGCATACGAAATTGATTGGTGAGAAGGTTTCTGTGTGGGTTGGCATTGAATATGGATCAATGTAAACCTTGATGCGTCCACCGTGGAGTGTACCAGCGAAGGTGTTACCATTAACGTCTGTGTTAAGAGCACCACTGAATGCTGGAGAGAAGTCGAGCAAACCACTCATACTGAGGGCAGCAGCAACGTCTGGACTTGTGATGATAAAGTTACCCTTACCACGACGAGTCTCAGCACCTACTACGTTGCACTCGCGCTCGATTTGGAAGGTCAAACCACGGAACTTTTCAGCACTCCAACGTCCATCGGAGTCAAGTTCTAGGTTATATGTACCACCACCTGCGGCACCATTCAAACCACCACCTGTAGCCTTACCGGCGAGGTCGGCTTGTTGGCAACCCAACTTAGCGACATCATAGATTTGACGAACCAACTCGCGGTTGATTTCAAACATGATTTCAGTTGAGAGGATGTTAGCCAACTCTGTCTCAGCGTCAAGTCCGTGAACGGCCTTGAGGTCTTGAGCGAGTTCTGTTGTGTACTCTGCCTTGAGGGCGCGAGTCTTGGCTGTAACGGCTGTCTTTTCGATTGTGAAAGACATTTCGTTAAAGTTATTTGTACCATCTCCGAGTTTTTCACCCTTAGATGTGGCAAATCCACGACCGGCTTCGAAGCGTCCATCGGTTGAACCGGCGTCATCTTGGAAGATATCTCCCATGTCACCAGCAGCACCAGTTTCACCGGACCAACTTGTGTTGGCTTCCTTGAACAGTGCTTCACTGGCATTACCAGCGCGGGCACCAATTGTTCCTGTACCAGCGTTTTGATACTTTGTCTTCATTGCGAAGATCAAGCCGGTTGGGCCGTTCATTGGTTGAACACCAGCGATGTCGTAAGCCATCAAATTTGGCATAGCGCGACGAACCAAACTGATCATGATTGGATCGAATGAATCGATACCAGTACCAGTTGTTGAGGTTGCACCGGCTTCAAACCCACCAATGTTACCGAGTCCTGTACCGGCAATACCTTGGTATGATTCGCGGAGGGCGCGCTCTTGGTTCTCCAAGAGGATTGTTGTTACAGTCTTCTTATAACTGTCCTTGATTTCTGGCAATGCCTTGTGCTCAAGGATTGGTTGCCACTTCTTGCGGGCAGATTCTGTGATCATTTGACGATTAGGGTCCATTTTTCTTTGCTCCTTTAAACCTTTTTGTCTGAGTTTATTTATAATTTCTCAATTTTTGAATTAAGATTTTAGTGTTCTGTTAATTGTGTTTGAATAAAGTTCCATGAGTGGAGAGAGTGTTTCTTGCTCTGGCTCATCTTCAGTTGCTTGTTCCAAAAGTGTAATTTGTTCATTTACTTTTTGAACATTCTTTGGTGCAACTTTTTTACTTCCAGAAACAACACCTTCAACCAAGGTCTTTACTTTACTGCGGAAATCTTCTTCTCCAGAGTATTCAAGATTTTCTGCAATCTCTCTTGCTTTTTCTGCTTGAAGAACAGTCAAACCTCTTGTTTCTTCAGCAAATACTCTTTGAGCAGTTAGTAAACTGATTTCTTGATTGAGAACTACGTTCTTTTCAATCTCTTCGTTTATTCTACCTTCAAGAGTTTCGACTGCTTCTGAAAGTTCAGCAAACAAATCTACTTTCTCTTCTGGGATTTCAACATAAGATTCTGCAAAAAGATTCTTCAAACCATTGATGAAGTCTTCTGCAATTTCAGTTCTTAAACCATTTTCAATGGCAACTGCATTTTCTTTTGCCCACTCTTGAACAACATAAGCCAAATAATTATCAAGTTGTTCTACCAAAGCAGACTTTACAGTTTCTACTTCTTCTACCAACTTTTCTTCAAATTGTTCGACTAATGCTTCTGCAATTGTTTCAACCTTTGAAGCAACTGCGGCTTCGTAAATTGAAGCGGCGTTCTTTACAAAATCTTCAGATAGTTCTTGTGAACCGAAGATTGCTGTAATATCAGAAGCCAATTGTTCGCTGGTCATTTGTGGTGCTTGTGGGGAAGTGAAAGATGGCTTCATGTTGAGGGTTGCAGCCAATGCACCTGCATTTCCACCAGTTGGTTGGATGATTTGTTCGCCACCACCATGTGCATCTTTTACACCACCACCCAAGGCATCATGAACATGTCCACTGCCCTTTGTTGGTTGTGGTAATTGACCTTTAAGGGAGATTGAAGCGGCAGCAGATGTAGTAGCAGAACCCTTCATGGCATTACCAACTGCTTTAGCAACTGGAGCCTTGTCCTCTGCTTCTTCTTCGCCTTCTTCTTCCTCACCAGCTTCTTCTTCCTCACCGGCTTCTTCTTCTTCGCCTTCTTCTTCCTCACCGGCTTCTTCTTCTTCTTCGCCTTCTTCTTCCTCGTCCATTTCTTCTTTTTCTTCGACGAGTTCATATGTATCGAATAAATCTTTTACGATTTCTTCTGCAATTTTCTTGGGGTCCATTTGTTAAATCTCCTTGATTTGTCGCTCAGTTATTTATACATTTCACAATTTAGATAAGAAATCGCGGAATACTTTTAATTTGGCTTCTTCCAAGTTTCTTGATCCTGCTTTTTCAATTTGTTTTTTGTAATTCTCAATGATTGTTGGTTTGAAAACACCATTGTCCCAAACCCATTCTTTACCTTCCATGATGCCGTCTACGAATGCGTTTGGTGCAGAGGGATCTGCAACTACATCGACAGCGGCAAGCATGAAGTCTTTTTGCACATAATTGACTCCATTACGCTCAGCCAATGAACCCATACCACGGGTAGACACTCCAAGTTTAGCACCTTCATCAATAAGGTTTTGTACAATTCTACCATATGGGGTGTCCATGATCTTTGCATTACCCATTACTTGACTACCCTCCACATGAAGATCTTTGATCATGTGGCATACTCTTTCTAAATTAACAGTTGGTCCTTCTGGATGTCCAAGTTCACCCAAAGCGCGACTATTTTTTACAAAGGTATCATTGTATGTTTGTACAGCCATCTCCATGACTGGTCCTTCGTAAAATCGTTGATTCTTGTTTACCTTATTGGACTCTGCGAAAACACCACGAATGAAGTAAGACTTCTTACCACCCTCTGCGGCTTCAGAAACATATTGAATGTCTTGTTGTCTTGTTTCAGTAATAAGTTTCATCTATATTACCCCTTTTTCTTTGCGTTCTTTTGAGCAAGAGCAATAATGTCTCCACGGGTAATCTTATCATGTGGTGCTCTTACTGCTGCTAATTGCTCTTTAGATAGTTTCTTTTTTTCCTCTTGTACTTCTTCTGGAGGATTCATCATGACACCAGCAACGGTTTGCTTTGCGTTGTTCATATACTCTCCTGCTTTTGTGTATAAAGCAGTACGAACTTCTGTTCGGAATTTTTCTAAATTGTTATCGAATAGTGCATCGATTATTTTTTCGCTAGACATAGAATACCTCTTTTTTATTATTTATAGTTTTATTAACTTAGATATGTATCGACTTTGGCTGCCCACTCTGGATACTCTTCTCTGAACTTTTGGATAAAGCGTTGTCTATATGCTATGCTTGGTTCTCCATCATCACGTTTTGCATCCATTAAATGCACATATTTTAACTTTGTACTTCTATCAATATTTAATTCTACTGTGTGTTCTTTTTCTATGTCTTCTTCATTTAATACGGTTTTTAACCCATCTAAATTTTTATACTTTTGTTTATACATTAAAACTGGTAAAAACTCTTCAAATAAAGAAAATAATGCGGTTTGTGTATATGTACTACCTTTTTTATTATTTGCATAAAAAGTCATAAGACTAAACTCATCCAGCAGATCATTTAATAATTTTGTATTGTGTGTATTTTCAAAAAACAATAAAGTTTTATTTGCACATTCTCGTATTAATTCTAAATCAGTTCCACCAAATACTCCCGCATTTAGAGTTCCAAACTCGGAATTTTTCATTGTTAGAATGTTTAATTTTTTAAATTCTTCGGGTATTGCTTCAAAATTATTATTAAACAATAGTACTAAAATGTTTTGGTATAAATCCTTTAACCACCATGAATATTGTTGTGCATATAGATTAGGCAAATTGGTGGGGAAAAATTCTCTAAAAACAACATCACCATCCATGTGTAAAAACGGTTCTCTTTGAACTGCATATGTTTTTATTTTCCCAAGATACAAGTATTTTTTGTTTATACCATCTAATGTCAAATTAACTCTACTGTATGGTAAATTTAATGCACCAACTAAAATATCTGCACCCATAGCATCAGTATATAACTCAAATTGATCGGAATGTTTAGAGGCAGATAAAAAAGACCAAACCCAACAATACCAATGAACTCTTCTTTTGGATAGACTGTCTCCCCATTTTTTTGAGTTTATTGCTTCTTTAGTGTTTTGTGTATCATCAATATTAGTTGAAAAACTGTGTATCAATTTCATAATTAAATTAAACTCCACCGGGCGCCACAATTATTCCGGGATAATGATAACCATTATAATAATAACAATAGAAAGAACTAATGCAATCTGCACAATCACTACTCGATGGACATTCCCCACCAAGCGCCGCAATTGCACCAGCACATGTACCATTTGTGCATGCCTTTAAAATTTCTATTGCTGCTGCTTTTGCTGCTTCGCAATCAGAGCAACCTTCTGGACTTGTGCATCCCGCAAAATCGCCGCAATTTTCACCCGGTGGACAAAAACAAGTAACGGTTCCTTCGCAAGATCCAGCACCAGTTTTGTCTTTGCAGTCTGATTGTTTTGTACAATCAGACTCACCCCCTAAAGGGATTCCCTGCGAGGACCACGCTCCTTCAGAGTAAAAATACATTACTCCATTTGTTGCATCGATGAATATATCTCCATCAGTAACTTCATCGCAATTTGATATTGGATTATTGCAACCACCATTACATTCATTTTCATCTCCAGGCAACGGCGCACCGGATGGTTCTATTCCATCTGCACAAATAGTAGATCCCTGATCTGCTATTGGTGGTGCTGTTGGTGGTCCTTCTGGACCACAATCTGGATTGTAATCTGCCAAGATATCATACAATCCATTACCAGTTCCACCTCCAACAACATCGAACCAATCATCCAATCTTGCAGTTTCTGCACCACCATATATTTGTTGGGTTGGTATAAAAATTAATTGGTTGGAACCGCCTGTTCTTGCCGAAGCAGCCACAGAACTTCTATTTTCTTCCGTTAGTGTAGTACCTAGAACGGATTGTGTGTATTTACCAAAATCCCATTGCTGCGATGAATAACAAATACCATTAGATTTATAACCATTATATACAGTTCTATGTTCATAGTGAGTGTTGCCTGTTGTACACCCATCCGCTAATGGTACTGTAGAATATCCGCAACCATTAACATCTCCTATAACATAGTACTCATCTGTAGTAAAAAATCTTTTCTTAAATTCGTTTAAATTTGCACCACTACCAGACGCTAATGGATTTCCTCCACCATTGCAAGTTGGACCAGGTGCTCTACTAACAACATAACCTGTTGCATTTTTTAAACAATCAACTGATATTTTACCTTCTGGTGGTTTTGGTGGTCCTCCCAAATAACCACAGAATATTCTTGATCCTCCGGCACCCGGTGGTCCCTGTGGTCCGGTAGGTCCCTGTGGTCCAGCAGGTCCAGCGGGCCCTCGTGGTCCCGTTCCCCCGGTTTCACATTCTGGAGTTGGTGCTACGAATTCTTCATCACAACCAATTAAATTTGATGTACAAGATTCCCCTACATTTATACCCGTAGTTCCTGCTCCGTACAGTTCTCCGGCTAACGTAAGATTTTCAATAATTTTTGCTTCTGTGTACTCAATTTTATTTATTTGATAGACATCAATTGCATTACTTCTTTTAAATGCAATCTTTGTAGGAAAAGAACTTACAAATATTTTAAAATTGTTTGCCATATTAAGCAGTAATATTTGGATTAAATGTCATTTTTCCTTGTAACATTCTTATAACAAATCCACTTGTAGTTATATTATTTGGATTTGAATTATAAACTCCTAACCTATATTCAAGTTCAATGTCATATAGATATTTACCCAAAAACAAAGAAGTATTTGCATTAGGTATAATTAAATTGGCATTATAGTCAGTTCTATTATCAAAAAGTTTCATTTTAATTGCACCCGCACCAGAACCAATAGGAGTACAAGATCCTGGATTTGAATTATCCACTACAAAATTTGTATCATCTTGTTGTACAATTATTTCATCTGTTGCTGTTTTTCTAACTGCTTTGTAAATTCGTTGACCGTTAAGTTTTTGACAACCTTTGTTATCTTTCACTTTCATTCTTATGGTAAGAAAAGTTCTATCAACCCAACTAGCAGATGTTGTTACATTTTTTAACCAACCAAAAGAATCAGCATTTTCTGGATATGCTAATTTAATTTCTTCAGGAACATCAAAATTTACTGAAGTATTTGCACTATTCCAAAAAGAAGCACCATTTGCTGGTAAAAAATTAAATAAACCGCCAGTTGGTTTTAATATTTTAAAGGATGTGACGAAATCAGATCCTTGTTCTACACTAAATTCATAAAAGGCTGCTGGCATCGTAATCTACTCCCGTTGATTGCTGTGGTGCAACTGCTGTTGGTTGACTTGGTGCAGATGCTCCTGCTCCAGGCGCACCGCCAGGAACACCCATAGTTTGTGCTGCCAATTGCTCGGCGCGCATTTGTTCTTCCATTTGCTTTTGTTCTTGTATCATTTTTTCTTGTTCAATTTGAGAATCAATCAATTGAATGTCTTCGTCTGTTTGATGAAGAATATTCTTTCTAATCCATTCTTCCGAGAAATACTTACCAGAATAATCGGAAACTTCTCTCAAAATTGCCATTCTGTCTTTTAGCACTTCAGATTGCTTAGATTCTAAGAACATTGAATCCGTTGAAAATTCAAAACGAATGTATTGACAAATCTTATTCCATTCGTCAATATCTACTATTCCTTTTGCAATCAATTGAGTTCTCATAAAGTTTAAGAACAACTCTGAGAACCGAGAGCGAAGGCGAGAAATGAATTTAGCAAACTTCAATTCATCTCTGCTAATATCCGCCGCTCTACCCATGTTAAATCCATTGTCTGCTTCTAAACGAGACATAGGAATATTCAAACTTCTAAACAGTTTCTTTTGGAAGTATTTTACATCTTCCATTTCACCTAGATTTTGACCACCGGATAGTGTTTGAATTTCTGTTCCCTTACCACCTTCACGACGGGGGAGCCAATAATCTTCCAACATACTCAAGTGTTTTCTGTCGTCGCGGATTTCACCAGTACCGGCATCGTATGTAATCTTATTGCGATAACGCAACATGATGTCTCTTAGATACTGCTCTGCTTTATTTTTTGGCAAAGAACCAACGTCGATATAGAATATTCTACGCTCTGGTGCTCTTGACCAACGATAAATTACGGTAGCATCTTCGACCATTCTTAATTGGTTCAATGGTTTAATTGCTTTATGAAGATAACTTACTACTCTTTTTGTGCCGTAATCAAATAAACCAGAGTGGCAGTAATTAATGGAGTCGGGAGATAACTTGATACCTTGAGTGGTATCATACATGTTAAATCTTTCTTGAACGGTGTACAAATAATATTCTTCTACACCATCAATAACATCAACACCATTTACTTTTTGTTTTTTCTTTATTTCTCTTACTTTTTTAATTCTAAGAGGATCTACTTGTCGTACTTCTTTTATTCCTTGTCGTGGATCATCTTCCAGAATAATGTGATAATATAACCTACCATCAATATACCAGCGACGAACAATCTCATAACACTTTCTATTGAAATCCAATAAGAATAAAATGTGTTTAAATTCGTCATATAAAACTTTTTTAACTTCTTCTGGAATAATACTAGAATCTACTTTGTCTATATTTAATTTAATAAATGTACCAGAAGCATCTTCGGTTATTACTTCATTTACGATGTCGTCTATTCCCATTTCAACTTCAGCATGAAGACTCATTTCACGATACTTTTTAACCAAATCTACATCAGACTTGACAGTACCATCAAGATCTACATACCAGCCTTGAAAACCACCGGCTTGGACGAAGGATGCGCCATCGTCCATAGCCGGGGGAATTACTGAGGGAACAGATTGTTGTTGCTCTTTAGTTCTACCAAAAGTAAAACCGAATATATCAAATGCCATTATAAAACTCCTTCACGAGTATATAGGTAGGTTAACGTCTTAAGTGAAGACCGTTCTTACCGTCTACTTCGAAGAAGTGGTACTTCAGTGTTACTGTAAATTCAACTAAAGCGTCATTGTTGTCGTGTGACAAATCTACGGCAGAGACATCACTGCACCATGCTTTTTGCAGTTTATATGTTCTGATTGGACTGTGATTGCGATCCAATTGAATTAATTCAACTACAGCGTTCAAGTTTGCATCATTTGGCAACAATCCTACGTTTGCAAAATGACGATTCCAAACATGGTTCCATGCTTCGAAGAAATGTCTTACGCGCATATCAGTACCATCACTCAAGATAGTAAGTGATACGTCATTATAAACTCTATCGCCTGGGAATTTGTAAATTCTTCCCATGTGATTTACAGGAATTTCACCAACTGTTGTTTCTGGCAATTGAATGCTTTTAACGTGGATGATTTGATCATCTGCATTGAATGCAGGAACGCCTGCTGGTAAATTACTGACTCTGAATTGGAACAGATTTGATCTTGCTCCGCCATCGAATTTAGATGTAAACTTGCTAATGTCCATTTATTGCTCCCTCTTCGATTAGGCTCCAACGACTTCTTCAAAGCTCAAACCAGTTGGTGTAGCAATGAAGTTGAGTTGAATGAAGTTGATTGATTTGTTTGGTTTGATATAGATATCTGCTACAAAGTTGTTTGAGTCGATTACTTGTGCTGTATTGTTTGTTTCATCACAAACTACACGGAAATCGGTGATACCTCTTCTTCCAAGAACATTTCTGAGGAATGGAGTTACCAAGTTTACAAATTGTGCTCTTGTAAACTCATCGTTGAATTCAAAGAGTTGGAACTTGGCGGCAGTTGCAATTGATTTCTCAAGAATTATGAACAATCTGCGAACATTGATTCTGTCAAAGGCAGATGGTCTACTTAAGAGAGTCTTGTCTCCGTAAAGAACAGGACCAATTCCGGGGAATGAAACTACAGGATTCATTCCAATCTTATACAAATCATCGCGTTGTGCTTGATTTGGATTGAAAGGAAGTTTGATTACTCTGTTAATTCCACCACGGTTTAATCCGGCTGGAGAGAACCAAGGATCATTTGTGCTATCTGTACGAGCGCACAATCCTGCAATATCTGCATTTAGAGGAATATAAACATATTCGTCGTTATAATTGTCGTATTGCAATTTGTAACCAGTATCAGCAACACCATAGGAAGTGGAATCGCCATTTGTTCTAAATGCAACGATATCATTCAAATATGCACTTGGTGTTTGATTGAAACCATTTGTTGGTGTTGGGGACACGAATGCCACAACATCTTTTCTTGTTTCTGCTATTTCTGTTACACGGTATGCAGCAGTTTTACCGAGTGGTCCTGTGATAAACATTGAAACATCGATGATTTCTGGATCACCCATGTATGTGTTGAATGCCTCTGCAATGTCGTTATCATTTGGTGTATTTCCAACCAATCCACCGTAGAGCATAGTAACAACAAGATTTTCACCAGTTTTAACTACTTTAAAGGCGGATGTAGTAGTTGTTACGGCGGTTCCCCACGGTGTAGTACCAGTGGAACTTACAGCACCAAATGCACTTACATTTGATGAATTATTTGCAGCACTTGCGTTATCTAAATGATATAATGACCAAACATACTTTGATTCATTGTTAATAACATCTTTATAATAATTAGTTGTTCCGTTTTGATTTACTGCGTTTGATGCCTTTGAAAGGTATGCAAATTTTTCAAGAATTGTACCAGCAGTACCAGAAATTTTACCATCAGCATCAATTACAAGAACGTGAATCTCGTCTTTAATTTCTGCTCCGGTTACTGTTTCTGCCCAAGGAGATGTTCCTGGCAAACCATCAAAATTACCAATGTAGTCGATATATTGATTGGCGTTTCCGTCTGTATCGGCATCATATGTTTCAGCAGCATAGTAATCTAAAACAACTACCTTGATGCTGTTGCCGAGTTCGCCTGGATACTTTGCTCCCCAGAATCCATTTCCAACTACTGGGGTATATGCTCTAAATGATGTTAATCCGCAAAGATCTTCACCTGCTACAGCAGCAGTACCTGAAGTGGCAGTATATGAACCACCACCATCATTAATAAATCTTACAATTTTAATATTGTTACCGTAAGACAAGAAATTGGCAGCAGACCACCACCATCTGTTGTATTTGGTGGCATCGGTCATTGCGCCTGATGCTTTTGCTGGCTTATAAAATACTTCTGAAAGTTCTTTTTCGCTAGTAATTGTCACTGGTTCGTTGCCTGGTCCCCATTGGAACAAGCCAACCATACCTGCTGGTGTGGTGGCGATTGCTGGCACCAAAAGTGTGACATCTTTTTCTGTTACATTTACGCCTGGGCTAATTTGAATTGCCATTGTTTCTCCTTCTAGACGCCGTGTGTTATTTCTATAATTAGAAAATACTATTTGCTAGGAATATGTATAATTTTATGGTGTTTCGATTTTTACAAAATAGTATCGCCAAATTCACCACCAAACCCATCATCATCCCCATAATCCACGTTACTTAGGAAACCAAAAGGCATAATTTCTTCCTCAATCGCATCAATTTGCTTTTGAAATAGAGTCTTTCTTATATCCAAATCTGTCAAATCTTTAAAATAAGTTTGGGTACTTAACCAACCAAAAAGAACCAAGCACATAATAAGATCGTCATTGCTGCCAGTATCTGCTTCATATGAATTATTTTTTGAAATAAAGGTAACAAGTTCTCGCATGATATCGATATCGTTTAGTATCAGTTTGTCACTCTCTATCATACTCTTCAATACGGAGCATCCTAGACGCTTTACAACCTTTGTGGTGCGTACACCCAACTGGGTATCTGAGTTACCAAACCCACCATCTAAAGTCTGACCCTTTCTTCCCCGCACAGAAGATATAAGAACATTTTCATATTCTAATTCTTTATATAAAATATCAGCAACTTGTCCGCCAATATCATTTATTTCTACTAAAATAAATGCTTCATTATATTCCCTAGAAGTATTCATAATAATATTAGGATATACCATAGGAGAAATCATGTTATTTTTAAACACAGCAACAACCTTATAGGGCATCTCAGTTATATCAAGTACACAAAATGCACTATAGTCTAATCCTTGACCTCTAGAGGTATCAACCAAAGTCAAATAACTGTGCTTCTCTTTTGGTTTTTCATAAACTTTCAATCCATCGTCATTTTTATAAATTGGATTGCGGAATACCAAAGTCTTCAATTTATTTGCACTAATGAGTGTATTTGTAGAACCAATGAAATCACATTCGTGTTCTGTTCGGAATTTATCTTCAGAACCCAAGTTGCGGATTTCTTGTTCGCGCCAAACTTGATCTCTGCCGGGAACTTGACTCCAATGGATTTCTACATTCTTAAAGTCGTTTCGGTGTTCCGCAGAATCTACCCAAATCTTATAGAATAAATTCAAACCGTTTGGTGTGGAAATTATTACTAATTTGGTAGTCTTACCGGAAGTAATTGTTGGAAATACAGAGGTATAGAAATCATTTGCAATGTTTTCGGGAACGTGAGCAAACTCGTCCAACATGATAAGATTAAAAGATCCACCACGGATAGCAGAAGCAGAGGTAGCAGCAGCAATAATTCTAGAACCGTTTTCCAGTTCTATGCTCATTTTGTTCCATTCCTTAATACCTTGTTGTAGCCACTTCGGAAGGTATTCGTATGCAACTTTTAATCTATCCATGTGCAACTTTGCTACGGTTTGTTTATTTGCAAGAATAGCAACATTGCTGGTAGGATTAAAAAGAATATACCAAAGAATATAAGCAACCAGAGTAGTTGACTTACCACATTGACGAGGCATTTTGCCTATCGTAAATCTATTTTCATTAATAGTTTCAACAAACAGTTCTTGGAAATCAAACATATTAAAATTGATAAGTCCTTTGTCCAGACTTACAATCTTGACATAGTTTTTAATAAAGTAAATCGGATCTTGGGAGCACTTAACATATTCTTCTACTTGTTCGGGAGTAAAAGAAACGTTTACATTTGCTCGTTTAAGATTTGGATTTCCAAGATATGTTTTTTCTTTATTCTGCATCTATAATATCGCCATTATTTTCTAACTTCTCAATTTCTTTTATTTTTCCACGAAGCAGTTTTTGCAGATCTGCCGTACTACCGACAAATATAGAATTGTTGGTAGTTACAGAATTGGGAGTATTAGTTTGAGGTTCTCCCTTAATAACCTTCATTTTGTTGTGCATATCCAACAGATCTTTATTTGTTTCAGCAACAGTTTTAATTAATTGTGCAAGAACTTCATATGCTCTTGGTTGTTCTGTTTCTGATGCTAAATTAAGAATACCATCTATAGCAGATGTACCTTTGTTTATTAGTTCTTTTAAATTATCCCTTACCGTGAGATAATCTTTATCCAGATCGTCCTTTTGAACAGTAATTTCTGTTGCTTTGCGTAATTGTGGGACTTCTGGTTGCGGGGTTGGTTCTATATTAAATTGTTTTTCCAGTTCATCAAATGACATAATGTATCCATTAATATTCTGTGATTGTTTCTTTTATATCGTAGTCATCACTTGGAACTACTTGTACTCCAGACTTTAATTCGATTTTATCGCCATTAGTATCTAGGACATAATCATCATTGGTGTCCTTTAAATATACTACTGGTTCTATATGAATATTTACTAATTTCTTTGCCATATTAATCCAAATTAAAAAGATTAACGTCGATAGTTTTGATAAGTCCTGCTTCTCTTACTGGTCCATAGTAATAAGTTCTAGCGACAAATTGCAATTCAAATATAATAGATCTTTGGTTGTCGTCTTTAAAAGAACCTTCGAATTGCTGATCAGTATTGGTGCTAACCAATGTAATCGGAATATCTAGTTTTTCGTAACCATCACTCAATACACTTGGTTTAATTGTTATTGTGAATTCTGGTGTAAAGAATGGGAATATTTGTTCAATAATTTTTAAACCATCATCCATAGTACGGCTATAAATGAATAAAGAAAATGTTAATTTATATGGTACTTCATTAAAGTGATAATTAATAATAACATCACCATTTGTTTGTACCTTTTCTGCTCGTCTCTTTGTTGAACTGTTTAATTTTCTTTCCGTATCGTATTCCAATCCCGTCATCATAAATGACATTCTTGGTATTCCGAGAGCAGTAGCATATGCAACAGGATCATCCAATTCCAAATTTAAACGCTCCATCATTCTTTCTTTTGGAGCATATGTTAATGGAACTTTTATTTTCTTGTAAGTATTGCCGGAACCACGTTCTATGTAAATGTTATTAAACAGCGTACCGAAAGCCGCTGTTATCTTTTTTGTAATACCATGATAGAAAGTAGTAAACATTAATACTTATTCTCCGAGAATGGATCAATTTCAGTAAAGTCAATCAAATCTCTTGTACCAGATTGTAGTATATCATTATCGCTTTGTTGTTTTGTATCTTGAATAGATGTGATGGTCTCGTCTATGATTCCATCGGAATTATAATCCATTTGTTGTGTAACAGTTTGCGTCATATTTGTTTGTATAGAGTCTATTTCGGATATGCCTGTATTCAAGTTTTCGTAAGAGTACTTGAAGAGTTCGCATTCTAATTTATATGTGTATAGTTTTCCAAATTGATAAAATACTTCTTTGTTATCTACATATTTAATTTCAAATAATCCCTTTGAGAATGGATGAAAAATTAAATCACCTTCCATTGGATTGCTTATTTGAACTGGACGATCTGCCATTACTTCAAATTTTGCTGCTTCTCTTTGGAATCTTCTTTTCGAAACAACTAAACTTAATGTATCTCTTATTTCTAAACCAAACTTTGAAATAATTTCGCGCTCTCCAGAAAACCCAGAGTAGTTGTCCATAAACATTTCTATTTGAATTGCATCTTTAAAATAAGAAGTAGAATCTTCACCAAACAACTGATCTAAATTTGCAAATCTACGAGGAATGTAATAGACATTTATTCCATTAATTTTAATGGACTCCTCAATAAGATCTTCCATGAGATCTTGTTGGGGTTTATAGGCGTAATTATTGAAGTGTGGATTTAAAGCCATTTTATCCTATAAATCCTTGTGGTGGGAGTTCGTATTTGGCTTGAATTTCGTTTTCTATTTTTTCAACTTCCGCTTTTGCTTCAGATGCCATGTTAGCACCATTAAATGAAACACCACCGGGTAAACTCATACCGCTAAACTTCGATAAATTCAATCCCCATTGTTGCTTAATTAAAGCTGTCAAGTACATCTTTAATAAACGATCATTATAGATTTCTGGATACAACGAAGGATCAAGAATTTTATATGCCTCAAATACCAAGTAATCACCCTTAGTCATTTTTTCTGACCAATTTGTTTCCACATAAATTCTGTTTGTAACACGGCTAAACTCAATCATCTTTTCGGGGGTCAACATATCCTGAAGCATTTGCATATGACTTCTTGTTATGTTATAACCAATTAATGAGTCACCATATGTGTTGGTTCTTAATCCATATAAGTCATTTAAAGCGATTTGATACTTTGCATCAAACATACCCAAACCACCCAGAGTATCAAATAATTGAAAGCAACGAATTACACTAATTATTGAATTTCCATCTGGGTCTAATGCGGGTGCTGCTTTAATTTCTATACCATCGTCTGTTGCAGCCAAAGTTGGTTGGGTTAAATCTATATAACCCCGCTCTATGTCTTGCTGAGTGACTTGTTTTCTTAAATAAACTCTCTCTACACCATCAAAATGGTATTCGGCAAAAAACTGTAAAGCATCGTCTACACGATCCTCTATTTGCGAATCATCCACGTTGATTTGTACAACAGGATAACCGAGTCGTCTTAGACAATAATCTTTAAGTTGTTCCCTTGTTGAAGGTTTTGCCATATGTAAAATCTCCTTGGTTCTACATTATTTATAAAACCAAGGAGATCCTTTTTTGTAAATGTTGTTTACTTAATCTTTAAACAAATATTGAATTTTTGCTAAATCGGTTACAGAAAGTTTTATAGAATCACCCAAAATATCTACATTAAGTGGTTCCCATGTTACTTCTATCTCGTCATTTAAGAATTCACTAAATTCTTTTATAAATGCCTCTTTGTTTTGTTCAGACACGGTATTACCGTCTTCAGAATATTGTTTAACTAGTTTTAATCTTTGATCTTCTACTAGTTTCACTTCAGCATTTAAAGCATTTAGCAATTTCATTAATTTAAATGAAATTTTGGTTGGAAGTGGTTCTTCTACTAATTTGTTTAAAACTGAAACAGATCCATAAATGTCAATCAATCTAACTTTCATAATATCTCCTTATTGCATTTCTATGCTTATTATATAGACAAGTAAATAAAAGTCAAGAAATAGTAGTTTGTGGTTTATAATATTTGGTTAAGAATTTGCTATATGTCATTGATGGTAATCTTAATCTCATAAAGGTATAACGTGCAACAGGAACACTACTGGAAATAAACTTATAATTATAAAGTAATGTTTTTTGTTCCCTCGTTTGTTGTGATGAAGAAGTAGTACTTGTTACTACACCAGTTCCACCCTGATCTACTGGTATCAATTGATTAGTCCATAATATATCAACAAATCCACAACCATTTACATTTGTACCAGTAACTACATCTATACCATTTTGTACTGTACTATCGATTACTAATTCTGCATATGCAGGATGTGGAAAATGTCTAATTGCGTCTACTTCTGTGGGAGTCGCAATTCCTGTTTGATATTTCAAACCTATCATATTTTTGCAAGAAAATTGTACTGGATAAAACTGTATACCTTTTAGTATTTTTCTTAAATTTTCTAATCGGAATGCATCATTTTTATTTGCTATAGAAGTCGCACAGTTTTCTGCATTAAATTCTAATTCCAATACAATATAATGAGTTGATTGTTCTGTTGGATATCCAGACATACTCCACCATATCAAAGGATATTGTCCAAGAGAAGAGGCACCAGATACTGTAGAAATGCCTATTGGTGCTGCGGGATAAAATGAAAGTTGTGGTGCTGGACCAAATGGATTAGCATCAAATCTGTTTTCTTCATAATAAAAAGATGAAGATGATAAATAAACTCTTTCAAAATTTTCTAAAGGTAATCCATTTTTAATATTTAAACCCATGAACCCACTAATAGCTCTCCAAACAGAAAGTTCTTCTGTCGTTAGTGTGCTACCCGAATCATCACCAAACAAATCTGGTCCAGCATTTATAAATGAATCTATATTAGAATTGCTAGAATTCACGGCAAACATTTTTACTATTTTTGATTTTAATGCAGGATCTAGCGTAACATACGCAGGAAGAGTATAACGAATAACTGCACTAGAGGAAGAACCCTGAATTTCTGGTCCAAGAACGGCTCCAGTACCAATACTGTCAAAGAAATCTAATTTTGTACTAGGAGGAGTTAAAGAATTGATTGGTGGTATTTGATATATGTGTCTGCACATATCATTTGTGTTTGGGGTAGAAGATTCTACTGGTCCATAAAAACAACTAGTACAGCAATCTTGTGGTTTTGCAGATGATAATACTTCAGGTATAGTGTTTCCTGTTGCACCGTTTTCATAATAAAGAATCCAAGAATATGGATTAATTCCTTCCCAATCGGTTTGATCGTAACCACCAACAAATAGTCTACAATCATCTCCAGTACCATTATTTACTGTTGGGAAAGTGCTACCATTTGGTGGTAGAAAAACATCACCAGTAATACAAGGATCTATGTTTATGCCAGATGGGATAATGGATTCAAAAAATCTTTGAGATCCACCAGAACCCCAATTCCAACATGAACCAAATGCCCAACGTTCAAAAAATTCTTGAGTAAATATACCACCGCAATACTCTTGCCCACATAAACTATTATGACTAAACCCTTGACCACCGGGTTGTAAATCTGGAACATTTAATAACACAGGCCTGTTATAAAACGGGTAAATTGTACTACTTCTGGTACTAGGGACTGTATCTGGGGCAAATCGAGAATCATATGCACCAAAAGGAACCAAAACCTGTGATGTTTCTGGATTTGTGTAATTTACACCATGAGTGGTCCATTGAATTTGAGGCATATTCATAATAGAAAATACCGTGCTTCGTTTGTTGTATGTTTTATAATCCACTATAATGTAGCCCGGAAGCACAGGATAATTATTTAAATTTCCATAACCTGTAATTGGTTGTCCATCAATAGAAGTTCCCAATAACGTTTCTGCCATAAGAGTTGGAAAAAGCGAAGTAATAGAAAAATCCGTTATGCACCATTCACAAAAACTACTATCTAAATTTTGTTCAAGAGTATTATAATAAGTGGTTTGTGTTTCTAAATTTTCACTATTTGTTTTTAAAATGTCATATTTTATTGATACTTTTGACCAATAATCTTTTTGTATATTGATTGAGGGTGTATTTGTTCCATTTTGGACGGTACTGCTAATTTGAGGATAATTAGCATATGATTGTCCCAAAGACAATGTGAAAATGGTATTCCCCGTACCACTACCACCCACAGTAAAATAGTAAACACTACCAGCAGTGCAACTTGGACATAAATCAGGAACAACTACAGTGGTATTATCAAAAACTAATATAGGATTACCGCTACCATCGCGGACATATATTTTTGAAATTTCTTGAGGATTTCCAGAACTATCTCTGACAAATATTCTAGATATTTCTCTTGGTGTATTTCCACTATCTCTTACAAACATAATATTATGGCTTTCTTATGAGAATAATTTGACCTGGAGGACCTGGAGGCCATGCAGCAGGATTTGTGGTATCCGTATCACTTGGAACGACTAAGTAAAGTGGTCCTTTTGTCGATGCTGTTATACTACTGGTATAATTTGTAGTATTGTATGTGGTAGAACCACTATAGAGGAGTGCTTTGGATACAGCACTTAAATCAAAATCGTACTGTCCATCTCCATTTACTATACCGATAGTATTTAGCATGGTGGGTTGACCGCGCGCAACTCCACCCACTTGCCAAGCCTGTATAGGATCTGTACCAATACTTGCTACAGTATTGGAACTGGCACTATCAACGGCGTCGTGTGTTGAACTGTGCGAAGATACAGTTAAACCTACTATCGTAGCATTTGCAAAATCAATTGTTCTTGTAGAGCCACTAACTACACCAAAATCAACATCTGTATCAAATACTACTTTTTTATTTGCTCCTGTTCCAGTTGTGGTTATTCTTACTTCACCATCTTGATCTTCATCTGTGAAAAGTAGTTGAGTTATCGGTGTTGCACCAAAACGCAACATGAATGAAGAACCGCTGTGCATTATAAAATTTGTACTACTAACTGTACCGCTTGTATTTGTTGATGACAGAATACATTCTCCAACAGCACCAAATTTAAATGTATTAGAAGTACCTCTTAAAACTTTAGCATTCAAGTTTACAGCAGTACCAGTTCCTTCTAAATGTATGGTGCCAGTTGCACTTAAACGAATTGCATCACCAACAAAAGTCAAATTACCTTGAGTTGTTGAACCGGCTGAAAGATTTCTAACATTTAAGGTATACCCACCCGCATACATGTATTGAGTTGCATTACCAGAATCTGCTTTTATGCTTTGTCCTGTAACTGGAGAAGTTACTGTGGCAAAAGTAGAAAGTGAACTATTAATTAGAGGTAATTGTAGTTCTCTAAATGTTATAAAATGTTCATTATTTGCATTAGAAACATCATATGTTCTGTGTCGTTCTACTATTGCTTTACCGCTAGGAACGACACCAATAAATGGATCACCATATGTTATAACATTTTGTCTTCCAGTACCACTGAATACGCTTCCAGAAAATTCTGGATTAGTATCTAAAATTAATGATGGATTTGCTCCGGTGATTGTTATTATAGATGTGCTATCGTTGGAAAGTGAGCCAGACAATGTAATATTTGATCCAGCTCTTAATCGTAAAGTGGCACCTGTCGTTGAGGTTGCAGTGCCGCTACCGAGAGCTGTTAAATCTGTTACTGTGGTTCCATCTGATATTTGAACCTTACCATAATGTCTTATGTCAAGTCGTTCTCTTAATGTTGTTCCAGTACCAGACTTAATGGGATACGCACCCAATGCACCAGAACCACCAAGTCTACCTAAAATTTGATCGGTAGCAAAACTCAAATGTGTAGGAACCGCGTCAATACTATTGGTATTAGCAAGAACACTGTTGTTTGGTATAGATGCTAGATTAAAATTCAATATTGCGTCGGTTGAATCTGAACTGCTTGTTATGGCAATTCCATTACCGTTATTTAATCTGACTCTATTAAAAGTTGAACTAAAATTATATTGCGAACTATTAGCAAATAGTGTTCTTAGTGCATTTTCGGTTGTAGTGCCTGGACCACCTTCAGATGTAATAGTAATTGTATTTGTATTGGTGTCTGCTGTTAAAGTTACACCAGAACCAGCTTCAACTCTTAATGCACCTTTACCAACACCATATGAGTTCAATATGGTTGGTGTGCCTGCTGTTCCAACTTGTACTACACCAAAATATGGTAGTTCCATTTCGGGAGAAGTTAAAGTACCAGAAGTTACTCCAGTCCACTTAAGAGTATCTGCTGTAATTGCTTCAATTGGACCACCAGAACGACCCAATAAAGAGTAACTATTACTTGCAAGACTAATTATACCCATACCATCTGTTGTGCCTGGGTTACCCAATATTGAGTAATCGTCTGGTATAGAAATATCAAAAATTGCAGTATCACTATTGGTATCTGTGTCAATTGTAACAAATCTACCAGATTTTAAAGTAAAATTATCTGAAGAACTAGCAGCATCAAATGAATCTATCGTGCTACCATTGTAATTTTTAACTATTACGCTACCAAATGCATTTTGAGCAACACCTGTATTTGTGATTACTATTCTATCTGGTGCGCCGGGATTTGAAAGAGATATACCAGCACCCGCCTGTATGTTAAGAACACCAGATTTATCGTTTGCAGTAACATAAGTTGACCCGCCGTCTATTGTCCATTGATTAAAAACACTTCCAATATTATCAATAAATCCTTCTTGGGCTATACCCAAAAAGTGTCTGACATCTCTTCTTGAAAGTCTTCTTATTTTACTATCAGGGAATGTGCTATTATCACCTAAAGCACTTGTTGTAATTCTTCCCACCATATAACCAGCAAGTTGATCTGGTAAATATTTTGACCAAGTTGTTGTTGGCCAGTCACCGCTAGAGTTTAAATTATAAAGATCACCATCATATGTGTATTCATCAGTTCCTGCGGAAAGTGTTATTTCTTTAGTATGATCCAAAGCAATATTTGTTGTTCCCAAACCATAACCTATTGTGAACGAATCTGCATCACCACCTAAAAGCGATACTGCCATTCCATCAGATGATGAATCGGAAACCAATACTTGATATGCTCCAGAATATGTAATATTTTCTGGGGCAACTCCACCCTCAACAGTTGCCGAAATGATTATAGAATCATCGGTGTTTTGTGTGAAGGTGACACCATCTCCAGCAATTAATTGTAAAGTATCTGATGTTGATTCAGCAACATAAGAATAATCTGTTCCATCACTGAATTTAAATGTAGTAAATGCATTTGGTGCTTCAAAATTTATAGTATCTGTAGTGGAGTTTGCTGTGATTGACAAAGTACTACTAGTAAATGTCAAAGTATCATTTGGAACATCAGCAACCACAGAACCATCACCATCGGAACCAACACCATTAACAGTAATAGTTCTAAATGTGTCTTGAGAACCAGCAAGATCTACTACTCGTATTTCAACTTCGTTGTTGGAATTAATATCCAAATCAATATTTGGTCCAGCAACAAACTTAAGATCAAAGTTTGGAGAATTTACTTCTAGAGTTTCTTCATTAAGTGCTTGATCGGTGACAGATACACTTGATATGTTTGCATTTTCGTTTGCACCAAGCAAAATACCCTTGCTGGAAGAAATTGCAACAAATACTGGCTTTATTATACCAGTTGAATATGTACCTTCTTGAACATATTGACCAGCAGTTGTTTGAGATAAGTAATATTTTATGCCTGGTTCTAGGGAACTAACTCCATTGAGTTCAAATTCACCATTCAACACTATTGTTGCAGAACCACCACTAATAGATTCCACTATACCAATTACATCATAATTTCCAGCAGGAGATGCTTGCGCTTTTGCATAAGTAATATCTCCATCAGTAATTGTTCCAACATACACTATGTTACCTACAGATAAAGTTAAATAATCTGTAGTTACAATTCTATTAGTAAACTTTTTGTTTATTAAGCCATCAGAACCAGAATGGAACTTTGTTCG